CAGAAGGCCGCCGCCGAGGTGCGCCCGACTGATGAGGTGCGCCCCACTTTCGAGTCGCGCTGCGTCAAGTGCGGCGGCTCTGGCCGCTGGAACTCATGGAGCGGCAGGGCGTCTGGCTCTTGCTTTGCTTGCAAGGGTGCTGGCGTGCTGGTTCACAAGACCGCCCCCGAGGTTCGCGCCAAGGCTGCCGAGTCGCGGGCAAGGACTGCCGACCGCAACGCCGAGGCCAACTGGGCTGCGTTTACGGCAGCCAACCCCGAGGTTGCCGCATGGTTGGAATCGAACACTTCGTTCGAGTTCGCCGTCAGTCTGCGGCTGGCCGTGCTGAAGTACGGTGACCTGACCGACCGCCAGTTGGCGTCGGCGCAGAAGTGCGTCGAGGGGCAGAAGACCCGTGACGCCGACCGCGCTGCGGCTGCGGTTGCCCGTGAGGCTGCTGCCCCTGCGGTGGACGTTGGGGCCATCGAGGCTGCCATCGCAACTGCTGTTGCCCGTGGTGTCAAGCGCCCCGCGCTGCGTGTTGCTGGGCTGCGGTTTTCGCTGGCCCCCGTGGCTGGCAAGAATGCGGGTGCCGTTTACGTCAAGGAGGACGGCGTTTACCTCGGCAAGGTCATGGGCGGGAAACTGTTCGCCTCGCGTGACTGCTCCGAGGCTCAGGCGGCTGCCATTGTCGAGGTGGCTGCCGACCCCAAGGGTGCTGCCATCCAGCACGGTCGCCTGACGGGCCAATGCTCGATCTGTTCGCGTGAACTGACCGATCCCAAGTCCATCGACATGGGCATTGGCCCCATTTGCGCGGCGAACATGGGCTGGTGAGATTTCACCCGCTTGCCCTCTGTTGAGGGCTTGCGAGTGCGACCTTCCGCGCGTTACCGGAGAGCCTCATGCTCAACACCGAAACCAAGAAAACCCAAGTCCTGACCCCCGAATTGTCGGCTCGCGTCCTCGCGGTGCTGGGTCGCCTCATCGATGCTGATGGTCTGGCGTTTACGTCAGACACGCAAGCCGCTGGCGCCCTGAGCCGCGCTGGCTGGGTCGTTGGCCTTGCCCTCGAAGTCGATAGCCCGACCCCCGTCTGGCGCATTCGCTCCGCTGCCCGCGCTTTGGCTGATGCCCGCGCCCTGCTCGATGAGGTGTCAGCATGAGCGCCTCGCGTTTGGTTTGGGTCTGTCTCGGTCGCCGCTCAGGCGAGGAGGAACTGGCGTGGATGCAGACGTTTAACCTGCTGAAGGAGGCAAACGATTTCATCAGCCTTGCCAAGGCCCATGAGAACCCCGACATCAGCGGCATCATCTGGGAGGCTCACACCACTCAGACGTTGTCGGCAACGGACGCGCTGGCTGAGATGGAGTCGCTGGCATGAAGTACGCATATCAAACCATTCACTTGGGCGGGTTCTCCGAAACAGTCCTGCTTGCGTTTCGCAGCGCCGCCGAGCGCCGTGCGTTTAACGCGCGGCATCCCATCGATTGCGTCACCCGCAAGCGCGTGGCTCGCAGTCACTTGAAGGCGCTGCTGGCCGTTGGAACATGCGGGTACAACGATGCCGTTTATTGCGCCATCGTCAGCACCTCATTCAATGGGGGCGCAGCATGAGCGGCCTGACATGGGGAAAGCCTTACCTGCTCAAGGGGGGCGTGGCGCTGTATCGCAGGGCCATGTCCTACGGCAACACCCGCGACACGGTCGAGTGGCTGGTCGAGGTGGACGGCAAACCCGTGCGCGAGTTCCGCCTGATGCGTGAGGCGGTCGCATGGTTTCGCACCCTTGCTGGCTGATTTCAGCCGCTTGCCCTGCGAGTCAGGGCTTGCGATTGAGACCAGTACATCGCTCAATTAAACGCTTGCATCTAAACGATGTTCGCACTATCATCACAGTCAGGGGTTCGAGGTGTCAGTCGGCACCGCCCCACCTCAAGGAGTGGAAACCATGAGTACCAGAGAAGAGTGGCTTGTCGCGGCGGTGGAAGAGTTCCGCCCCATGTTCGCAGATGCGGGTTTCCCGCTCTGCTCGAAGATTCGCGTCAGTTGCGCGTTTCCAACTACGTTTACGCGCTCCGGTGCGTTGGGTCAGGCTTTCCCTGACGGTGCCAGCGCCGACCGCGCTCTCGAGGTGATGGTTGCCCCGAGTCTGGATCAGCCCCGTGACGTTGTCGCCGTGCTGGTTGCCCAGTTGTGCCACGCAACCAATGGCGCACTTAGCCACGCCACGGTCGCCTACCAGAAGGCCGCCGAGGCAATGGGCCTCGAGCCTGTGGGCGTGAACTGGCGTGTGACCCGTCCGACCGCCTTGTTCGATGAGGCTTTCGGCAACATCATCGCGGGTCTGGGTGACTACCCTCACGCCGCTCTGTCGGCAGAGCGTCCTAAGACGCAGTCAACCCGCATGCTCAAAGCAGTCTGCCCGACCTGCGGGTACATCGTGCGGGTGTCCAACAAGTGGGCCGCCAAGGGTCTGCCCGTCTGTGGCATCGACGGCGACACGTTCAACATCGAAGAGGAGGCAGCACAATGAGCCGCGCAGACAATCGCAAAATTCTGATGAGCCAGCGCCTTGATGTCATCAAGGCTGCCGCCATCGAACACGGCATCCCCTTCAAGGACAAGGGCAGCGCATGTGACGCATTGGCCGACGCTATCGAAGACTGCTCGATCACGCTGGCGTCGGTGACGGGTCAGGCCCACGTTTACGGGGCCAGCAAGGCTGTTCCTGCCGCCCCTGCTACCTCTGTCGGTGCTGCGATGTTGCAGGATGTCGATGCGCTCAAGAGCGCGATGGATCAGGTCAAGGCATTGGGTCAGGCGCATCAGTCCCGCCTGATGGGTCTCGATGATGGGGTGAAGGCAGTCGCCATCGAACTCGACAAGAGCCGGGGCGCATTGGCCGAGGGCATCCTGAAGGTGAGCGACTCGCTGACCGCGCTGGACAAAAAGGCAGACGCGCAAGCCGCTGCGCTTCGCGCTCAGGTTGCCGACATCCGCATCGATGACGCCGCCGTGGCGGTGCAGGTGTCCGAGGCCGTCGCCGCTGCGTTTAAACCATTTGCCGCTGCCGTCGCTGATGCGGGTGCCGAGGCCGTTGTCGGGTCGATGGTCGCCGCGACTGTGGTGCGCCGTGCGCCGTGCGTGGATGTCTTCGACATCTCGGTGACCGACCGCAAGGGTGTCGAGGTGATGGTCGATATCTGGGATCACCCTGCCGCCCCTGCTGTTGACGACAATTTCATCTGGAGCGCCGACATCCTGAGGCACCTGCTGTTGTCGCAGGACACCGGAGAGAATGCTTGGTTCGGTGGCGAGAAGGGCACCGGGAAGTCCGAGACCGCCCGCCAGTTCGCCGCCCGCACGGGTCGTGCGTTTACACGCATCAACTTCACAAAGCACTCGGGTCAGGAAGACTTTATCGGCGCGACGGGTCTGGTGAACGGCGCGACCGTCTTCGAGCCTAAGGGTTTCCTGATGGCATACACCTGCCCTTCGAGCGTCATTCTGCTCGATGAGGTCAGTAACACCGATAGCGGGGAATTGGCCGTGCTGAATGGTCTGCTGGAGCCTAATGCGGCGGTAACCATTGGCGGGTCAGTCTGGCGCCGCGCTCCCGGCGTGTTGGTGTTCGCTGCCGATAACACGTTGGGCAACGGCGACCAGAGCGGCAGGTACGCTGGCACCCGCACCATGAACTCTGCGCTCTGCGACCGCTTCGCCCGCCTGATCACGTTCAAGTTCATGGAACCCGCGCAAGAGATCGCTGCGGTGATGCGTCACACGGGCACTACGCTGGCGGTCGCCACGCACGTTGTCGAGGCTATCAACGTGGCTCGAGGCAAGGTCGAGACCGGGGACGTTATCGATGCCCCGTCCATCCGTTCGGTCTGCGCCTTCATCCGCGCTCTCGACCGGATGCCAGTAGCGGAGGCTTGGCAAGCCGCCGTGGCTGCCCGCCAGCCGTCCGAGTCTGCTGCTGGTCTGGCTGCCGTTTACGCTGCCACCATCAATCCCGACTACCTGCTCGACAATCTGTGATATCATCGAGTCCTTGTTCGCAACATCACCGGAGAAAATCATGAACCTTGATCACGCCCTGCGACTGCCCAAAATGAAGGGCTTCGAGGCCCGCAGGGGCCTCACGCTGGCCGCGCACACTATCTGCGCCGCCTTGGAACTGCCCGCAATCAACGTGCGCTTCTGCGACAAAACCCAGACCGCATCGATGTCTGGCGGCGGCGAACTGTGCCTCGCCAACATCGATGACGACTCTGTCGTAACCCGTGCGATGTTCCAACGTTGGGTCGGGTTCGTTGTCCATGAACTGCTTCACCGGAAATGGACGGACTTCACGCCCATCTATTCGATCTACAACCCCTACATTCGCACCCTGCTGAATGCGCTGGAAGACGCCCGCATCGAACGCAAGGCAATTGCCACCAACCTGCTGGGCAACGTCACCAACCTGCTGGGCACCCTGCTCGACGGCATGGTCACCGAGGCACTTGCCAGCCCGCACGCCAACTGGAACACCCCCGGCGCTTACCCGTTCAGCCTCGCCGTTTTCACGCGCGGTTTCTGCAAGCGGGTGCCCGTCCCCGCCGATTTCTTGTCCATCTGGGAGGAGGCCGAGCGCCGCCTTGACACGGCAACCTCGACAACCGACACGATTGTCATTGCCCGCTGGGTCTACGACCAGATCAGCATCCCGCAGGATCAGCGCGACCAGCCTGACCAGCCTGAAGACGGTCGCCCATGCGACAACCCTGACGCTGAAGGCAAGTCGGACGGCGAAGGCCCATCAGAAGGCGAAGGTCAGGGCGAAGGCGAAGGTCAGGGCGAAGGTCAGGGCGAAGGTCAGGGCGAAGGCACCGCAGAGGGGTCTAGCGAGGCGCAGGACGCCTCGCAAGGCGAGGGTGAAGGGCAAGGTACTGGCAAGGGCGTTGGCGAGGCTCAGGGCGATGCTCAGGGCGATGCCAAGGCTCCCGGCAAGGCTCCCGGCAAGGCTGTTGAGGCCCTGCCAGAGAACGGCAAGAGTCCCGCAGGGTTCAATGGTCGCGTCCTTGAGGTCGAGCCGACCATGCAGGGCACCTCGACCATTCCCGAGGGCATGTTCGGCGGGACGTATAGCGAAGAGTCTGGCGTGGCCCTGCGCCCCCGCCTCCGTAACTCGGCGCAGCATCGCTCTGTCGCTGCCGTGTCGGGCAAGTTGCGCTTCGAGGTGCGCCGTTTATTTGAAAATTCCGGCTTCGAGGAACACCAGCATCATCGCCGTGCGGGTTCGGTCAACGTCGCTGCCTTGCACTCTGTGGCGACGGGCAACACCCGTGTTTTCAAGCGCCGAGTCGAGACCGCCGGGATCGATTCCGCTGTTGTCCTGATGCTGGACGTGTCGGAGTCGATGTTCAGCGACGGGCTGATCACGACTGCCGTGGCCGCGACCGTCGCATTGTCCGAGGCGCTGACCGCTGCCGGGGTCGATGTCTGTGTCGCGCTGTTCGGGGATCGCACCTGCGTCTTGTCGCCGTTCGGCCAGCCGTTTAAACGCAAGGAAGCAGACCTGCGCCGAGTCCTTCACGGTGGCGGCACCAACGATTACTTTGCCGTGCGCTACGCGCATGAGATGCTGATTCGCCACAAGGCAGAGCGCAAGGTGCTGTTCATGCTCACCGACGGGATGGGCGCACCAGCGACTCGCCATCAGGTCGATATGGGCGAGCGCATGGGGGTGACGACCATTGGGTTGGGCATTCACATGGACGTGTCCAGCGTGTACCCCAACAACGTGACGGTCAACAGCATCGCATCGCTGGGCACCGTGGCCTTCAACAAAATCAAATTAGCCGCTTAATTAACCCGCCCCCCGTGGGGGGGCAATTCAAAAGGAGAGAGAACCATGAGCAAGAAAAAAACCAACTACGACAAGGCAGTCGCAATCTACGAAGCCAAGGGGCAGTCGGCGGTGTTCGATGCCGTCCTCAAGGGCACCCTCAAGGTGGACTACTGGGCCGAATGCGAACCCTGCGAGACCGAGTCGCCCATCGAGGATGGGGTCTGCCTTGTCTGCGGCACCCCGCATGGCCCGATTCGCAGCAACCCTTGGGCATGGGTCAAGAACCCTGATTCATTCGTTTAAACGGGAGAATGAGAATGAAAAACCTACACGTTGAATTGACCCGAGAGCATGATTTTCGCAAGGGTGAATGGACTCATCGCTTGGAGGTGCCTGAGTATCACGGCGACACCGATGCTGCGCGGATGCAGAGGGCGCAAGACATTGCGAAAGTCATGCGTATCACCGCGACCTGCCTCGAAGAGGAATCGGTACACGTCCGCATCGTTTACGAACTGGAGGCTTGAGATGGGAATGTTCGGATGGTCATTGCCGCCGGGATGCGGCACCCTCCCCGGTGAGGAGGATGGGGAACCCTACAAATTCGAGGGCACCTTTGGCTTCGATTGGGTCGAGGCAGTCTATTGGAATGAGGGTGGCAAGGTCTTCGCCATCCTGACCAACGGCAGCGAGTGCGACCTTGGCGTTTACGAAGGTGAAGATGTTCTCGCTGCCAAGAAGGTGGCGCAGGATTACTTCAATGAGATTCGGGGGATTCAAGAGAAGACGCTTGACCTGCTCCGCACCTATCGGCGCCCGCCGCATACACCGCGCACCGTCGAGGAGTTTCTCGCAGACTCTGGCGAACCCGAGGGTGATTTTTGCTGGGATGATGCGGAGGCGGGCGATGGAACCCCATACTATTGCAGCGACTGCGATACATGGCACGTAACCTATTCCAGAATCGAGATTAGCCGCAAGGCGGGGTTTGTCGAGGTTTTATATTTCACGGGTGATGAGGACGGCAATTGGGATTGCGATGGCGGATGGTCTCAGGCTGATGGGGATTCTGTCGAGGATTGGGATAGGTTCTATCGAGACTGCATCGACAACGATGCCAGCGGCACCCACTTCTGGAGTTGGGCCGAGTATCACCTCTGGTGCATTCAGAATCTCAAAGACCCCTGCAATGATTTCTTTCGGGATTACTCGACCCCCCTAGAACACGCCAAGGCTGCCCTTGACTATGCTGGCTATCTGGTTCCACGTTTAAACAAAGGAGAATGAGGTGGAGTCTTACATTATCGAATTGACCAAGGTCATCACGGTATCGGTCGAGGCCGAGTCGGCTGCCGACGCCGCTGATTTGGCGGTCGAGAACTCTGAGGGCAGCGCCTATGACGGTGCGTGGCTCTGGGCTGATCCAGTCCCTGCTGCTCAGGCCGAGCCTGATGATGAACTGCTGGCCGAGTGGGGTCTGACATGAAGTCGGTCACCATTCTCGCCTCGACCATTGGTTGGGATGTTGCCGAGGTATCGGAATGCAGGTATCAACGCTACACCCTGCCGATTGTTTACACAATTGGCGACCTTTACTTCGCAGTCAGTAAGCGCCGCCCCAAGCACGACGATGTCGGTGGCGAATGGAAGCCGCACCCAGATCAATTCTGGGCCGAGCAAAATGGCACCACAGTATGGTTTTGTAGTGATGCACGAACAGGAGATCAACGGAAATGAGCAAGAACTACGCATACACGATTGCTTTCAGCGTCGTGTCAGATAACGCAGCCGAGTTTGTGACCGAGAGGGAACTCTTGGCAGGTCTGTCCTCTAGGCTGGCAGACCTGATGAAGTCGCAGAACGAGGAAATCATTGAGGCTTGCGGCCTCCCCTACGACACGTTTACAGAGGAGAACTGAGATGAGCAAGAAACAAGTCACATGGGAGGGGATGCAAGCCGCCTCGATTAAACGCTATCTGGACTACGCATATGGGCGTGGCTTCGAGCGCCTGAGCGATGAACAGCGCAACGCCTTGTACGCAGAGCAGGTCATCTTCCTGCTGCGAACCCAGCACGAAGAGAAGTATGCCCCCGCCATCGAACTGCTCGAGTCGGTGCTGACCGAACTGGGTCACCATTCTTTTTACGTCCACCCGATTGTGCAGGTGGACGCATGACCAATAAGAAGGCAGACCGCTGCCTCAAATTGATTGGCGTTATGAACGATGCGCGGCGCAGACAAGTTCATGCCCACTATGACGCTCACAAATACGGAACGGGCAGCCTCAGCGGAAACCGTCGCTATGCCACCTATGAGCGGCAGGTGGAGCGGTATGAAAAAGCCGCCGCTGAACTAACGGCCCTGATTCAAGAGAAAGAGATTTAATATGAACCGATCAGAATGGCTGTTGGCTTTTGTTTACGTCCTTGCCGCTTATGTAGTGGCGCTCGACATTCTTTATTGGAGACCCTAATGCACACACAACACCAAGACGACTTGGTCGTCAACCTCACCGAGACTCAACGCAGGGCGATCCAAAGCCTCCGCGCCGCTGGCTGGGCGATCTGTGTCCTGTCCCCGTCCTTCACGGGTGGCGGGGCAGGTGTCCAGCGCGAGGTCGAGTCCGAGATGGCGAAGGCAGGTTACGCTGCTGTTTACGAGTATCACGTCGGGGGTGATCGATGAGGCAGGTGAAGGTAATCACAAGCCGCGACCCTGCATTCTTGAAGGCGGCGTATGCCATCCCCAACGTGGCGCTGATCGACCATCAAGGTTTTGTTGACAAGGGTGAGAGGTTCGTTGTGAAATTGCAGGACGGGTGGCAGGTGCTGCTGATGACCGAGTCCCGCGCCACCGTTCGCATAGTCACAACGAACAACATTCACTCCGCGCTGGGCGCAGCGCAAATGTAAGGTGGGGCGGCTGGGTGGTCGGTTAGCGCGGCCACATTTCTAGTCCTTTCTCTGATACGAACTCTGCTTCATGAGGCCAGCCGCCTCACCCCCTACACAAGGAACCTTCGGGTTCCTTTTTTTTCGTCCGTATCCGTCCGTATCGGAATCCGCCCGTATCGGTGTTTACGTTTCATTGTTTAAACGGGTGGCTCACCCGGTGGCTCACCCGGCGTCAATGCGTTTAAACATGGGGCGGATTGAAATGTATAAAAAATCTTATGGCGGGGGTAAGAATTCTTACGGCGAAATCAGCGAAATCAGCGAAATCAGCGAAATCAGCGAAATCAGGATGTAAACGCCACCACACCGGATTCGCATTTCCCGGCTTTTACGAATCGCGGGCGAAAAAAAGGCCCCCGAGCGGGGGCCGATGCCAGTAGCCCGATCCGTGGCGGGCGATCCGTGGCGGGCGCTTCAATGAAAAAGGCGCAAAGAGGTAGGACTCTTTGCGCCTTTTATGTCAGCCGGGGCCAACTGTTCTTGCGGGAACAGAACAAATTGTATCTACATTTCAGAACTTGTCAAGATTCTCTGCGTAGGTTCCTGCCACCTTGTTGTAAAGCAAAGTGGTCTCGCCTTGGGTGCCGACCCACCTGTACCTGCATTTCCAGACTGCTATTTCCACATGGTCTTTCTGCCTATGGACTGTGATACCGCAGTCAGTCTTAGCCCACCATGCCATTGACCCGCTGATGGACATTCCGTCTGGCCTTGGTTGTTCAACACCTGCCCTCTGCACTTTGGAAGGGTGAGCCACGAAGAACGTGTGAACTTCATGGGCCTTGCAGAACTTCTGAACCCTTGTCAACATCTGGCTGATGGCGTCAGTCTCGGTGGAGTTTTCCCTCGGCAGGTCTATGTAGTTGTATGGGTCAATGACCAACCCTCTGATGCCCATGCGTTTAACTGCTATACGGGCACGGTCAAGGATTGAATCCAATGTGTTGGGTTCTTCCCCCTGCGAGTCAATGAAGAGGAAGTGATCGTTCACCCACTTCAATGCTTCATCTGCCTCTTCCTTCGACATTCTCTGCTTGCCGTCGAAGAACCGTTTGCCTGTGTAAATCTCCATGAGGCGGGTGATGTGAATCTCGGGTTGGTTCTCAAAGGAACAAACGCCGAATTTCCAATCGCTGCCCTTTGCCAAGTTGACCATGATCTGATCAACAAAGTTGGACTTGCCGCTTGATGGGTATCCGGTGACCACCGTCAGTTGGCCGGGGGCTACTGTGTAAATGGTGTCGATGGATTGGTAACCCGTCGAGAACCCTGCCCCAGTCCCCTTCTGATACAGGTCGTTTAAACGATCCGCGTAGGTGGCGGCATCAGATAAGCCTGAGATGGGGTAAGGTTGCGCTGAGTCGATGATCTCCTGCAACGTGGTGGTGTTGGTGGGATCGTTGAAGACATCGTTTAAGTCCTTGCCTGAGAACTTGGCAAGCCGACATTTCTCTTTGCCGATCCGCCGCGCCAACTCCTCTGCCAAGGCTTGGCCGGGAACATCCTGATCCGTCGCCAACACAATGTAAGGGGCAGCCTCAAGGGCTTCCCGCGCTGCCCATACATAGCCAAAACGCTTGTCCTCTGACGGGGCAATCTTTCCATCTGACACCTTGAGGGGCGCCCCGGTGGGAACTGACAGCGCATTGACGATCCCCGCCTCCATCAGAGTTAAACAGTCCACCTCACCTTCAACGATGATGATGGGATGCCCCGCTATGACATTGTCGATGCCAAAGAAGTCCTGCCCTCCACCTTGATCTTGAGTGAAATCTTTCTCTGGAATAGCGCGATACTTGGCTCCGACAAACTCCCCGGCGCGGAAATAAGGGAACCCAATGGAATCGTGAACCTTATCCAACCGCCCAAAGAACTTCTCTGCGGCGAATAACCCTGCTTTATCTGCTGTGGCTGCTGATATCCCCCGTGCTTTCAACCATTGATAGTGATGGATTTGTAAACTGCTTTTGACAAGTGTCATCTTTGGGAGTGCTGCCACTTTGTAATGTGCTTTCTTGGCTTGAACTGAACCCGTGGCCCCGCAATGATGGCAGCAATAAACAACTGCCCCATCTGATTTGCGGGTCAGGGTCATGTCCTTGGCGTTGGGTTTCTTCCTATCGAATGAACATTCGGGACAGGCAACTCTGGTGCTGTCCCCGAAATGAAACTGCTCGACAAACTCTGCGTTCATTTCATCGAGCCATCCGACTTGCGCGGGAAACTGCGGTTCTTGGACGGGGCCTCCAACTTCACCCCGTCTTTGTTTAAACCGCCTTTGGACAGGGCCTTCACATGAGCAACGTCTTTACCTGCCCTGTTCACACCCTTAGCGTCCAGTTTCCTTCTGGCTCGCTGCCTTTCCATTCGGTCTGGGTGTTCTGCTCTGGCTTTCTGTGTGGCGTATTCCTGCTTGTAATCTCTCATGGCTCCCCCGTGAAGGATTCCGACATCATGGCTTCGTAGTCGAAGACCTCATCGAAACATTGGTCAATGGTGACCAGATCATCGCTGAACCCCTGCACAACGTCGTGGTATGTAAACACCTTCTTGGGGACGGAAGTCTGGCGGTTGGCGAAGGAGCATCCTAACTCCGTCGGTCGCCACATACCAGAGAATTTTGTTTTGGACTCAGGGTCATTGGGTCTGCGTTCGACCAAGTTCCACCGTTTGAGGGTGGTCAACTGATTGCTGCGAACAATCCAGCGCGGGGCATTCTGGGGAACATCCGCCCACCCATCTTCATCCTTCTTGGCACCCAACAACCAGATCAAGGATTTCGCCATTGTCCGGTTTAGGCTGATGCCATATATCTTGCCCCACCGATCACAGACGGGGCAATGAGCCCCGGTAGTCTTGATATGCCCATGCCATTCATCCCGCAGGACACCCACCTCTAAGCCTATATCCATCTCTCTCTCCTATTTATAGGCCCCTTGGGGGGCCATTCATTATCCGCCATCCAAAGACCCCCCTACCCCATGATATTAGGGTATAGGAGGGTATGCCATCACCCGTAAGGGTATCTTGATGTCAAGCGTTGACTTGACCCCTCGGCTTCAAGATTCGACCAGCCGCACGGATTATTCGGGAACTGCCCCCTAGTACTAAGACGTACCGTGTAACCCTTTTCTTCCACGCAGCGGGGGTACGCTCTTGCTATCGGATGGAGTCCGATGCACCGTGGAGGTTACTAGTGACCGTTGACTGCTGCCCCCGGTGGAAACCCTTTACGCACATACGTCGCTTGAGGGCAGGGGCATGAGTCAACGGTCAACTAGGCGCTTTCCACGGCGACATGGTTGCATTCTGGGCCGATGCCACGGCCCTGTCAAGCACTTTGTTGTACACTTGAGGGGCACCGCAAGGTGTCATTTCTCTCTCTCCTTCTTGACCCTGCCGAGTGCAGGGTCTTTTTTTGTCACCGTGATCACCGTCCGAGGGGACTCTTTGTCCAAGTGCCAATAGATGTGCTTCTCCTTGACCTGCCGGTCATTGACGTAAACAACATCCTGAAGCAAGTCAAGGATTAAGGACTCATCAAGGTCGGGACGCCGTGAGGCGTAGTAGATATGCATGGTGACGCATAGATCGCCATCCAGCAGGGGGCTGATGGGCACAGCCTGTTGTTTAAACAACTCTGAGTAGGTCAAAGCCTTGGCGCTTTTGATTAAACGGGACATTCCTCCGAAGCGCACAACCCGCCGTGAGTTGGCCTTTGATGCGGGCTCCCCAAAAAAAATCATCGATACCGCTTGCGCTCTGTTCGCAATAGCACTATGATCTAGGCTCTGAGTCATTAGGAGCACCGATTGAAGGTCACCAACAAGCACGGAGTGCCAGCCCCGCTGCTCACTCTGGCGAATGCCGAATACTACAGCAAGGGGCACAGCCAATACAGCGTCACCGAACTGATGTCGCCCCCTAAGATTAGGCGGCTGCGCGAACAGTACGACCACAATATCGAGACCGATGTCTCAGATATGCTTTGGTCTATGCTTGGCAGCGCCTTGCACGTTGTGATGGAGCGCGGCGTGACTGAGGGCTGGGTCAGCGAAGAGCGGCTCTTCCTTGAGATTGATGGCGTGACCATCAGCGGCGCGATTGACCTGCAACACAACACCGCATTCGGCACCGAGATCATCGACTACAAGATGACCAGCGCGTGGTCGGTGATGCGCGAAAAGGCTGAATGGGTTCAGCAGTTAAACATCTACAAGTACCTTGTGGAGAAGGTCAAGGGAGAGCGCGTTGTCTCGCTGAAGGTCTGTGCCTTCATCCGCGACTTCTCCCGCCATGACGCGCGTGACGAGTACCCCAAGGCCCCGATTCACATGGTTGACCTTCCGGTCTGGTCAAACGAGGAAACGGAGGCGTACATCAAGCAGCGCCTTGAAATGCACAGAAATGCCAAGGTGGCGGCTGATCTGGGCGATGAACTCCAACCATGTACCGCTGAAGAGCGATGGACTTCAGAGACCGTTTACGCAGTCAAGAGAGAAGGCAGGAAGACTGCTATTAAGTTGTTCAAAACCATAGAGGAAGCCAATGAGTTGGCTGAAAAGGAGAAAGGATACGTCGAAACACGTCCCGGTGAACCCAAGCGATGCACGGGCAACTATTGTTCAGTTGCCGATTGGTGCCAACAATTCCAAGGAGAGAAGAATGACCACTTCGATTGATCTTTTGAAAATCAACGTGAACGATCACGTTGAGAAGAAAAATGGCTTGTCTTACCTGTCATGGGCATGGGCATGGGCAGAGGCTCTGAAGGCCGACCCCGAGGCTACGTTCTGCGTAAACACGTTTCATGACCGAGAGGAAATCTCGCGTCCATTTATGGATGTGAATGGCACCGCTATGGTGTGGGTCAGCGTGACCATTTTTGGCAAACAGCGCACCTGTTTCCTGCCCGTCATGGATCACCGGAACAAGCCGATCCCCGCACCCGACGCTTGTCAGGTAAACACCGCGATCATGCGGTGCCTTGTGAAGTGCATCGCACTACACGGGCTTGGCCTGTATATCTATGCGGGTGAAGACCTGCCAGAGGAGGGGGAGACTCCTGTGCCTCAAGAGATCAAGGCAGACCCCAAGCCAGAGGCGAAACCCGAGGCGAAGTTAGTTGGCAAGTCGAGGGAAGAGGCTGAGTTGTTTGTTGATGCCATGCTGCACTACGTCACGCAAGTCTGCAAGGACGAATCGGGGCTGAAGGCGTATTGGAAGGCAAATCAGACGCAGGTTGATGGACTGAAGTCAAATCATCCTGATCTGTTTGAAAGTGTAAAGAAGGTCTTTACAGAAATGAAAGTCAAGTTTACTAAGGGAGAACTGTGATGGCTGATTACGAAAAGAAGTTTGAATTCAAGGCGGACTACGGAACGCTGAAGGCTAATCCATCTAAGGGTCAGGGTATGCCTGACTACTGGGGCGAGATTGCCATCGACCCCAAGGATTTGACTGCCCTCAAGAATGATGGCAGCCTGTTGATCTATAAATTGTCTGGCTGGAAGAAGCAGTACAAGACCGGGGCCAATGCTGGACAGACGTATCTGTCGATCATGGTAAATCGCTGGTTGCCTGATGCCGAGAAGCCTCGCGCAGCATCTACTGACGATGAAGACGTGCCTTTCTAACATGGAGGAAATTATGAAAGACAACCTCGCCGGAAAAATTCGGGCCTATATGGCTGAACATCCTGCTGCTAAAGCACCGGAAGTTGTGGCTAATACTGGCGCAACTTTGGCCTATGTTTACTCCGTTGCCCAAAAGGTGCGGAAAGCCAAATCCAAGAAGAGTCAGGCAACCAAGGGGCAGACCGTGGTGCGGGCTGTGCTGAACAAGGATGCTGAGTTGATTGAGAACATGAAGACTTTGCTGATCGTTCAGCAGAATCGGATTGAGCAGTTGACCACCATCGTGGCTTACCTTGAAACGGTGTGCTTCAAAGATGGCCCTCCAGTTTGAGGCCCGTAAGGTTGCCTTGAAGCAGGACAGGACGGGATACGTCCTGACTTTGTCCTTGCACCCCGATGAAATTCCCGAGGAGTTGTTACGGGATTTTGTCGGGTCGCGGTACGCCGTTGCGTTGGTACGGATTCAAGACAACGAAGAACCAACCCAATACGACAACAGAGTTAAACATTCTGCCATTCTTTCTAAGTCTGAATCGTTCCAAAGTTTTATGGGCGCGTCCTCAGAAGAGGAGGCGGCAAAAACCATATGTGCATATTGCCAGATTTCTTCTAGGTCTGAATTGAACGGCAACAAAGCAGCATGGAGTCTGTTTGACAAACTTGTTAGAGATTTCGAGGAACAGTATGACCCATTCTCTTAAACCGTTTATGGCATATCTGGATTACCCAGCATATGCTGATCTAAAGAAATTCAGCCACAAGCATAAGATATCTATGTCTCAGATAATCCGCGAGGGTATCACCTCTAGGATGAGCGGCGGCGATAGATACTGTGCTGGGTTTAATGATGGGGTTAACTCATCTATTAACGTGGTTAATGCAAGCAAGGCAGCCAAGATGAGGTTTCCATCAGGAAAGTCATTTGCTGAACTGGTTGTTGAAGATTTAAACAAACTTTATCAAAAGGATGGACATGAAAAAACCAATGTCACCGGAGCAGATGAGGGATCATCAGACCTTGAAGGACAAGGCGACCAGAGCATGGGCCTCTGACCGGGGTGTTGGCACTCAGCCTTCGACCTTTGCTGAGATTAGCAGAGCGCCCCTGAAAAGCCCACGAAAGAACATCAAGCGATGACCACACTCAAGGTAGGTAAACGCCGCAACCAATGCGGTGGGTGCAGGGTGTTCTTTAACAGCGTAACTGCCTTTGACAAGCACAGGACTGGAGACTACGGTGTAGACCGCCGTTGCATGACAGCCGAAGAGATGATTGCAAAAGGCATGAGCGTAAACGAGGCTGGCTATTGGATCGGCTCATCAATGGAGGGGTGGAAACATGAAGACGATACTTCTGAAGAGGTCGAGGATTCTGTGGAACAGTGACTTGGCAAGCCCCGGCCTTAACAGGCTGAACCAATTAAAATGGGCGCGGGCAGTCCAGCAACTTGGGGATAAGTGGCTGCTGGCCCAAATGGTTTCCAAGAAGGCTGTAAATGACAAGAACTACGGGGTTCCCATGCCCTGAATGCGGAGCATGGACAGAGGTTAAAGCAACACGGCGAGAGGTTCGCACCAGAGAGTGCGGAAACGGACACAGGTTTTACACCAAGGAAATCGTTTTCCAGAAGCCTCCGAGACAACCAAAAAGGAGTGATGATGAAAGTGCCAAGTGATTTGTGTAGCGGGTCATGCCAAGGCAAATTGGTAAATTGCCCTCACCCTATGGTGTGTGGGTTATCTAACCCAGAACTAGAAGAGATTGGGTTTTTAAATTCTATTGTGTTTATGTTGGCAATGATTGGACTAGTTATTTTTTGCGTGGGGGTGATTGCATGGCTTTGATATGGAGAGTGGCTAGTCAAGCCGCCAAGGATTCCATGCGTAATAGAACTCCCATCGAAGAAATACTAAAGGCAACGGGCACGGGGTGGGAGATACCTAACAATATGCAACCGCCCGAAGATGCTACCGCCAAGGAGTTGGCAACATGGCTGCGTGAGGTTGCACGACCATGCGTGTCCTAGTAGTTATCTTGGCGTCGTTGCTGTGCGCCTGTACTCAACCGCCTGAGATGCCCGAAAAAGATGAGAACGACATCTACCGTTGCTATTTAAACAAAGATGGTTCGTTGCTGATTTGCCCTGAAAAGATAAAACCGACGAGGACGGCAGGTGATTGACTGGGATAAGGCGAAGGAGATCGCTATGTTGCTGGAGGTTGTTAAGGAAGACAGCCGCCGCGAGTCCCTGATGATGCTGCTCAAGGCTGAAGGCTATCGCTTACCAAGGGCTGTGCCCTCTTCCCAGTTGCATGACTTAAACAAACTGGCCGAGTTTATTCGGCTGAACTCAAAAAGGATTGAGTGATGGATGAAGAAGATTCTTTGGCTTGGCACGCTCTTAACTACCGGACTGCTCACACAAACAACGCCGAGGAAATGTGGCAGGAGTTGCAAAAGTTTGTAGCCCGGAAACGGTATGAAGAACGCGATGTAGACATTCAAGAGGCCAATCTTCGCGCTAATACGGCATGGTCGTTGATGTGCCGGAAGATGGTAGCCGCCGAGCGTGAACGCTGCTGCCGCATCGTCTTTGGTCTGTGCGTCAGCGACAACAACGCGCAAGAGATCGTAGACACAATACGGAGCGGAAGTTAAGGTGGTAACTACTATTGGGTTCACTCGCGTTTGCTTTACCTGTGACCAGAAAAAGGTCGCGTTAGGCGGGACGTTTAATCCTCGATTGAAAGTATGGAAGTGTGCTGGTTGTTCAGGAGTAAAGATGAATTGGAAGAAGGGTGTCCCACCGAGCATTGGCTGGTGGCCGACAAAGCATTACCACCAGCAGTTCCACGCCACTTACAGATGGTGGGATGGTGAGGGCTGGTCATGGGCAGCGTTTGCACATGAGCCAGCAGATAAGGCAGCGAAATGGGCGGCTAAGAAAGAGTCAATGTACATGGATGTTGAGTGGACAGACCGCCCTGCTAACTGGCCCGAAAGGAGCCGCACATGAGCCGCAGCATGAGAACTGCACAAGAGATTCTGGAAGAAAGAGACTCTGTTCAAGAGCAATACGATGCAATTAAATCACAGATAGAGTTTTCAGAAACAGGCCACAGTTTTTACGAAGATGATCCAACTTGGCTACCAAGAGCAAAATCCGCATTGCGGGCAAAGGGTAGTTACATACTAAAACTATGCCATGAGTTAAACAAAGTTAACCAAGCAAACAAACAAGCAAACATTAACAAAGCACTGTCGCAGTCTCAGAATTTTTCAAAGCGTTTCATGCGAAATGCCAGAGTTCTTTTACCGCAAGATGCCTACTTAATGGTGATGCTGGCTACGCAAAAACAACAAGATGAAGCCGAGCAGACCTGATAGCCCTTGTGTGGCGGTCTTTTTGTAAATGGACAAGCCAGACATCATCAAGAAAGCCATGCAGACCGAGATGGATCGGCGGCTTGATCTCATGAGGCAATACCTGCTCATGCAGGAGAAGATGACTCCGCTTGCCGCGCTGGAGTACAACGTCCTAATGTCAAAACTTATGAAGGATAAACATGAGTGAGAAACTTGCTGAATTAACAAAAGCCGCCGAAAAGAATGTGACACGTTTGATAGAAGAGCAACGTAGGCTCCATCCCGGTATTGACAGGGCGGGTTTACTGAAGTGGGCTTTGGCAAAATTGGATGCTCCACCAGAACCAACAATAGAAGAACAACTTGCATCTCTGACATATAAGGAACTTGTTTCCTTGCGGAAGCGGGTTGCAAATGCATACGCATGGAATCTGAGGCAGCAGGGTCTAACGTACAAAGCCATTGGCGAGCGTATGGGTGGCGTTACTCAAGAGCGTATTAGGCAGCGCGTTTGTTGTGAGAACAGGAGACTGAAGTTGGAGGAAAAGAACCGTGACTGAAGATGAGAAGGACATTGAGATTGCGCGTTTACGCAAGGCTTTGTATTACGAGGCCAATAGGTTTCAGCGGATCGGGACTCATGCTCCCGATTGTTGGAAGTGGGGGCCGCAGCACTACGAGTGTGCGATACGGCACATCAAAGAAATGACAGAGGACTGGAGTAAACATGATTAAGGAATTCCCGTTTGGCACCTCTGCTGACGACATCCAGATTGGCGGATCGCATTACAAAGACATGCCTATTCAGCCTTGGGATGTTATGGAGGTGCTCTTGACGCATGAGGAGTTTGTTGGGTTCCTCAAGGGCAACATAGTCAAGTACTCACTACGCTCTGGACGCAAGGAGGGATCGCATGACGATGGGGACAAGGCCCGTCACTACATGCAGAAACTCCGCGAAGTGCAGGGCGACGACATGTATGAACGCGCATTGGGGCCGTGTGGCAAGTGATGTTTAACTACAACTGTGATCACGAGGTGGGCGCAGAGCAGTTGCCAGAAGAGGTGTGCGCCCTTCCAAACGGGGAGTTGGTTGCTAACTTTTGTGTAGACGGGTACGTTTATAGATTCAATTGTCCCGGAGCCACCACCAATTCGGGAACAACAAAAAACCCGTTGGATCAAGTAGGGTGGGACGATTTGTATGCAGCGTGGGGCTTGCCGATTGTTGGCAAAGATTTGGAGTTGGCTGATTGGTGCCCATCCCAGCCGCTCATCATCGAAATACTTGGCTACAACGGCGAAGTCATAGAAACACGGTATGCATAGCAAGAACTTAAACAAGACGGATCGCCTCCACCTCGCAGCCATTAAAGAAATGAACTGCGGGGTGTGCGGGGCATCAGGCCCAAGCGATGCTCACCACATAGAGCAGCGTTTACATTACACCTGCATCCCACTATGCAAGGACTGCCACCAAGGCACGAACGGGTGGCATGGGACTAAAGCCCTATGGCGCATCAAGAAGGTGGATGAGTTGGATGTTTTAAACCAAACCATCCACCGCCTGATGTACGCTAGGGGTTGAACTCTTTCCGAAGGTCTTTGATGTTGGCGGTCAGTTCGTTCTCTAGTTGCTGAATCTCCAGCAACGCATCCTTTTTGACCTCCGCAGAATCATCTGATGCGCGGATCATCACCTTCATCTTTGCCAAGTCCTTTAGGTCAGACGCCAGCACATTGATGTACTCTTTGGACGCCAGCAGGTTTTCATTGGTCTCAATGTACTTGTCGTAAATCTCTGGATCACCACGCTCCAGCACATTGATTGTCTTGACCGCTGCATCTACCTTGTCCTTCAGTTCAAAGAAGGCAGTCACCGAACCCCGCGCTTCTGGATCGATAGCAAACCGTTTAATCAGCGGCAGTTGCTCGAAGCGTTTGGCTGGGCGCTCGATGGTGCTGTTGGCTTCATATATGGCATCCAAGGCAGACACCAAGTACATACCCATCTGACCCGTGTAGCCTTGGATCGCGGCCTCCAGTTTGATTGGAGAGAGACCAGTAGCCCTGCCGAAGTCTGCCATCAGGCTGGATGTGGAAGCGGAGGTTTGATATCCAGCCTCCAAGTCTGCCACGCCCTCACTCACAATGTCTCGACCCGTGAAGAACGAGTGATTGGTGATGTTCTCCACAATAGGAATGACCGCTTGTGGGATCGGGTTGAAGTGCAGGGTGGAGATCACTTGATTCGTCATTGATTGACGGAAGTCCTTAAACGAATCATCGCCAAAGGACAAAGCCATGATGCGTTCTGGGATCACCTTAAACAGCACACCAATTTCAAATGGGATTGGAATCTTGATCCCCATAGAAGGGAACAACCAATAGTTGTCTTTGGTATCCTGCTCCTGCTTCTTGTACTCATCATCATCGCTGGTTAGCGCCCAGTACAAACAAGACAAGGCAGCCATCGTGGCTCCGCGCACAAGGAACTTGTGCTGAAGTTCCTTCTGCCTATCGGTGGGTGACTGCCCCGGCATACTTGGCTGTATCGCTGCACGATACAAGATGTCCAGACCCTGCATCCGTGCGTTTAAGAACGGTACGACCGCCGTAAGAACTCTTACGGAAGCAGCACGTCCCTTACGGTTGAAGTTCATTACCTCAAGAGACTTAAACAGTGCTTCGGTCTCATTTCCGGTTTCAGCCAGAGTGCGCTTGTAAATCTCGATACGGGTGGCCGCATCTGAGGCTTCACTGCCCTTTTCAAGGAATTGCCAAATCCCGGTGACTGGGGAGGCAGCAATCTCACCCACCCGTTTAAGACCAGTGGACTTGACGTTAGCCGCCTTGAGTTTTTCTCCCAACTTACGACCGCTGGTTTCAACGCCTTGTGCAAACTCATAGCCACCTATGATGCCCGCCTTACGCAGAGCGTCATACTCAGGAGACTTACCTGCCATTGACATGGCAAAGTTCTTGGCGGTGTCGATTACCGGGGTCATGCTTACGCCAGAGGTAACGTAGGAAGACAACGAGTCACGCAGCATATTTGCCAGCATGAAGGTTGGTTCTTTGGTCACCGCTGCACGGAGCAGATTGGCTGGCATGGACAAGAGGCTCAGGAACGGAATGTCTGACATTCCCAGACTCTTCATGGCGTTTACGAATAGAACATCGCCACAGGCGTAGTACGTTGGTACGCCGTTCTCATGCACAACAACGGTCGTTGGCATCCCATCGCCTTGCGGTATCTTCACGGCAAGACCAACGTCTTTAGCAGCCTCTACTGATCGTTGGGCTGCCACGTTCTTGACCCCCGCCTCTACTGCGGCTTGAGTGTTACGCACTATCGTTTCAAGGAAGTCATCCAGACGGGCATCGCTGCCCTTCAATGCCTTGGGAGGTTTAACTCCAGAGATAGATGCAAAGATTTTTGGCCCAGCAGTGGGCAAGCCTTCGATCTGACGATAGAACGGCAGGTAGTCGGCGTGTTCCGTGTAAATCTTGCCGCGCTCTGGAGACAGCACCCCTGTGTCCACCATGTAGTCAACGAGTTTGTTGTTGTACTTGATGAAGTCCTTTTGGACTTGTACAAACATGGGGTACTTCTTCTCCAAGAACTGGGCGTGAGCCTGATCTGCTGGGGTCAGCAGTTCTTCTCTGCCTTCCTTGGTCAACCGTTTACCGCGCTTGGCTGCCGCCCAGAATTGGTAAAGTTGATAGATCATCGGATCGTTTACAGCAGCCAATGGAGCAAAGATTGCCAGTGGCCCCTTCACAGAACCATTGAAGTTACCAACGGCTGTGTGTCCACCAGAACGTACCTCACCAGTAGTTCCAGCCGCAGCCTGTGCCAGCGCCTTAGTTTTGTATCGGCGCGGGAGGATTTGCCCGTTACGCACTACGTAAAAACTCTGGACGTAAACAGGAGCGCCGCCCACCTTGTCATGGACACCAAGGGCAGAGGCAACAATACCTGCACGAAGGTCAGATAACAAGGCAGCCGACTCAGCAGAGATATCTGCCATAGCCGCAGCACCACCCATCTTCTTGATACGCATCTTGTCGATGACGCTAAGTTGGTTGTACCTGTTTAGCAGTTCTGCCCTTATGGATGTGTGATCTCCGGGGCTGATGGCTTTTAGGATTCGGCTGATGAAGCCTTTGTCTTCACGGGCAACCGTGGTCTGCTCAACACGCTGAACAAGGGCAGCGGGGAGCGAGGATCGGAGGCTGGCTTTTGCCGGGGGCACATCTCCCGTGTATGGTTGATTGGACTCCCCCCTAGAAACAGGGAAGGGGGCCAAGTAGTTGGGATCAATGGCTTCCGATTGCGCTTGCAACTTGGTCGGCCATTCTTCTCGGTAATCAAATCGCCCCCGAGTCTCTTGTTCACTCCACCGGATGTCGCCCTTAAATATAACGGGCATACTTGTGTACCCAAGTTCCAGCAAAGCCCGAGCACGGTGACGACCTTCGTGCTCTATAACTCTAGGAGCAATCGCCCCAGACCTTGTTTCAAATCCTAGCATAGGCAGGTTGTTGAATTGCCCACCCTCTTGAAGCACACGTCTGGCATTGTCCAATTTCGCTTGATCAAACTCATTGTCTGCAAGGTTCAAAAACTCATTGATTGGTAGTTCAATAAGTTTAGTTTTGGACTTAAACCCCGGCTCCTTAAATTGGTTCATTTCAGATTGTTTAAACTTTGATGCGCCCGAACGAAGACTCTTCCTGATGTCAGGATTGTTGATGTCATAGGTGCCTTCGTTGTTGGTGGCGGACTTGATTTGATTGCTGTTGTAAACAGCAATGTTCTTTTCGCCACCTTCTTGGGTGTAGAACGCATCAAAGCCCAGTTCGCGAATAGCCTTTTGGACAGATTTGCTTTCGACAATGTCCCACTCACCAGTCTTTAATTTCTCAATGGCATCTAGTTTTGTGTAAGTGATGCCGGGTTGATCTGAGAAAGCAACCTCTGCTCTGATCGTGGCAGGTAACAAGTTTGCTACTTGTTTGATGTGATCTGCGTTTTCATAATCAAACGGCTTCTCGGCGCGGACATAGACCTCCATCACTCGTTTAGTCTTGTCCAACATCTGTTTAACTGCCGTAGCAATTAAATCAGTGGCATCTTCGGTATCTTTACCTTGTCGCAAGTCTTTTGTGATCTGCTCAACCAACTTTGGATTGCGGCTGTATGTCTGACGCCCAAGACGTTCAGCAAAAGCGCGAGCCTCTACCAGTTGGTTTGGTGTCAGCATTTCCTTATAGTGTGTGGCAACCCAGTCAAGGCTCATGCTAGCAAAGCCTTCAGCAAACTCCCGATCTCCCGTCAGGAAGATTGCGTTTGCTTGTTTAGGCGTGAAGACATTGATGTCTCTGGCTGTGCCGTGGTACATAACCAGAGGCTGACCATCTTTGCCAACGATCTTGCTATTACCAAACCACTGTTTAAATTCTTCTGTCTGCGGAGCGCGGATGCTCTTGCGGATGTCAGGGCTAAATCGATTGTATGTGCCTTGATTACCAATAGCGGACTTGATGTCCGTCGGATCAAAGACAACCAACTCCCGCAAAGAACCTTCTTGATACAGCATGATGCCGTCATAGCCTTGCTTGAGCGCACGGCTACGCAACTCTTGTCGCATATTGCCGTACTCTTCAAAGCCATGATCAACTGCTTTTTCTGCTGCCGCCTCACTCATCCCCAACTGCATCAACCCAACAAATGCTGGCTGGTGCCTTCCTTCCAAACGAATGATCAGAGGGTTTTTAAGGGAAGCAAAGACAGGAAGAATGTTTCCATTCTCTGTTGAATAGTTTTCTGCAAACTTTGGATCAGGAGTTAAATAAACGCCAGCCCCAAGAACACCTTCTTTAGAAGGTTTAAAGGACGTAATGTCCGCCATTGTTCCGTGATACACAACAAGCGGATCACCGTTTTCATCAACAACCTTGCTGTCCTCAAACCACTGTTTAAACTCTTTGGTGTTTGGAGCACGGATACTAAACTTTGCCGTGGTAGCAGGGCCAATCTTCTTGACCAGCGGGCTTTTCTCTGAAAGGCTGCCCAGTTGCTGTTTAGGTGTCAGGGTGTTGATGAACTCCAGCATAGGAGCATCAATGTCTGCCTTGCCCGTTAGGGCAAATTGCACTGGGGGCAATGCCGCCTTTTGCAGGGCATACGGACGGTCAGCCAACGGAATGTTTTCCGCGCCCGGACGGAAGTTTTGCCAAGCATTTTGCAAACGAGTCTCTGCCGTGATGACCCATCGGGCCAGAGGACTCATGGTGGTTGCCATATGGTTTAACCATGCTGTGGCTTCACCGACAGGGCCAAACTCTGCTGGGGTCACTCCATGTGCGTAGTAGTCATGCACAGCCCGCAGCATATCGTTGTACAGCAACGGTACTTTGTTGATGTCTTTGAACTCCGACATCTCCAGCAAAGGATGATCCGACATCGGAACACCTTCAGGGCCAAATGAACCTGCTTGGGTCTTGAGGATTTTCAGCACATTGTTGTTGCTGACATCCTTACGCATCTCTGCGCTATTGGCATAAGGTTCTGGGCGCTGCCTGATCTTATCTACATCAATGGCTTGCTGTTTAAGTTGCTCGCGGGCTTCTGCTTCATCCTTGGCAACAATCTCTCCCTTGGCTGCCGTACCAGATTTGTAGGTGCCATCGTAGTAAAAGGTTCCGGGCTTGTCAGTAAGGTCAACAACCTCAACCTTGACAGGCAGGGCAGCAAATTGTTTTGCTAGTTCAACATTGGCAGCGTTGTAAGCCTTTCGGACAAGTGGCTTTTTCAAGTCATTGACAGGCAAGGCCTCTTGCACAGAAGCAAGCAGTTTTTGACTCAGAACTTGGAACTTGTTTAACTTCTTGGGCGGTACAACCGTGCCCGCGCCACCCCGAATGTAATCAGCAATTATTCTTGGGGTTTCTGTATCCGCGCCTTGCTTGGGTGAAACGTCGCCACGAATTCGCCCGTAGGTGTGGGTTGATCGTTCGTCATCGTCTGCGTAGACGAAGAGGCGTTCAATTGTTTTTCTAGGCTTCTTACCTGCGACTCCAACCAACTTGGCGGCTTTCGTGAGGTTGGCTTTGAACTGTTTGAAATCATCTTCCTGCTCCTCTTGGGGTTTGCTATTAAGTTTGCACCAATAGGCAACCAATTGATTAACGATGCCTTTTGGCGTTTTGGTTGGAACAACAGTAAACGCTTCTAGATTGGTCTCAGTCAAAACCTGACCAATTTCCTCATTGGTTAAGTTCTTTTGAAGGTCAATGGTAAACACGGCAGTTGCATACGAACCGTCGTCAAACTCAGTACCCAATGGGTACGCTGTGCCCTGTCTAACGTGAACGGCATACTGGTTATAGTTGCTGGCAAAGCGTTCAAGAGCCGCCAGAACTGCTGGGCGATCCTCTTCACTAAAGGCAACTTTTGCTGCAATAGAAGGCTCACGGTCAGACAGATATACGCCTTTGGCGTAGTCAACAGTGATTCGTGCCGACGTTCCACTAAGCAGATATCTAAGTGAACTTTCTGCTGCCTTTTGCAAGGTACTATACGCCGCCTGATCTCCAGACATGGCCTTTTGGTACAAATCTTTAAGGCCGGGGATTGAGTTGGTGACGGAAGACAAGTTAAACGTTAACTTCTCGCGCAGCACACTTTCTTCACGCAATCGAACGCCACCCTCTGGGACAAAGTCCTTGTCGTAACTTGCCCCACCATCGGCCACAGTCTGGCCGGGGCCTGAGTCAATCCAGTCTGGGTCTCGCCAGTCTTCATCTCGATTCTTGCTGGCAATCTCAACAATAGCATCCCGCGCTTCGTTAAACGATTGTTCACCAGCCTTGTACTTTTCCCACTCGGCACGAACCTTGGGCTTGATGCCGCTCTTGAGTTCTTCCGTAAACAAGCCGCGAATGGCCTCCCAAGTAATGGACTGCATCTCACGGGCTTGAACACCTCGCGCCTTGGCTGCCTCACGATATGCATCTGCAATGATGCCGTAAGTGCCGCCAACCCCCAGCAAATTTGTCCCGCCCGTTGTGCCAAAGTTTTCGGCTACAGGCGTGTCGCTACCAGCCAAAGCCTCAAACAGACCAGCGGCTACCGCATGGGTGTCAATCGTCACATGGTCAATGTCGGCGTTGGGGGCGGCGATGTTGTTGTAGAAGGAGCGAATCTTGTGCTCTTCACCCAACTGTTCGCTGATATTTTTGCGACTAGGGTCTCTGAAAATGCTGACGGCTTTTTCGATAGGGCCATACGTTGACCATGTCATGATGGCAGGGTCGCCATCTTTCTTGTTGACCAGCCCAGCAAACCCACCTTCAGGCGTAACGATGCGATATTGACGCGAGTTGTAGGCTTCGTCAAAGGCACGGATAAACGCAGCAGCGTTTTCGATGTCCATGTCTTTGAGAGCCGTTTGATTTTCGCTGGTTTGGCGAATGTTTTTGTCAAAGAAGATTTGACGCTTTTCCCGCTCTTTGCGATCCTTGGGTTCGCGGATGTAACTCTCCGCATACTTCAACATGTTGTCGTCCCAAGTGGCATCTCCTTGGTTAATCAGGATGTCAATGGCGCGTTCACCCATTGATACGTTCTGGAACCAATCCTTCTGTGGAGACATGGCAGCAAAGATGCCAGCCACCTGCTCCATCTTCATGCCGTACTGCTTGCCCATTTCTTTGGCAATGACGTGCGCCCCGTCGTACCAAAGTTTGCTGCGATTAGCGATGTCTTTGGGGATGGCATCATGCAAGAAGAGCAGATTGTTTACGATGTTCTTCTTAAACACCGAAATGGCATCTTCGCGCTTGGTGTCTGGCGGGATAAAGCCATAACGCAAGATGGCATCTGTGATTGAATCGTACAGTTTGGGATTGAGTTCCATTGCCTCTTCGACCGCTTTCTGGTCGATAGACAGCATCTGCTCAATAGGGTCGTATCGGCGGTTAACGCCCTGTGGGTTCTGAGTGGAAATCTCAGTTTCGTCTGGAACGGCTGCACGGCGCAGACTTGCTTTAGGTTCTTCCGGTTCTTCGGGTTGTTCGGCTTCTTTAGGTGCGCTAGGTTGTTTACCCTGCAACTTGCCCTTCTCAGCCCGCTGAAGAATTTGCTCCGCAGTCTCAGTGCCCCCGAATGCAGACTTGATGGCTGCAAACATATTCTGCATCCGTTTAAGGATGGCAGACATCAAGCCAGATGGAGCGCCACGCAGATCAAATTCACCAAAGGCATCCGCAATGGCTTCTTCAATCATCGCCTCATTGGCATCGGCATCAGACAAGCCTTGATCTTTAAACAGTTTCTGGTACTGCTCAAAGCGGCTGCCCTCACCTTCACCAAGGAACTGTTTAATCCACTTGGTGCTTGCTTCTTTTCTGAGAGTCTCCCACTGCTGGGGGCTGAAGAGCCCCATAGCCTTCATGGCGTGTATGGACTCATGCCGCAGCACACGAACCGGGCTATCGACGTTTAACGCAAGCGTGATCAGTTGGTTGGCGTACTCGCCTTCCGCATCCATGTTGGCGACCAACTTCAGACCAACATCACGCAACCCCATGCCGCTCATAATTCTGAGCATGATGGCTTGCAGTTGCTTGGTCTTTAGGGCGATCTGTTTATCGACTGCCTCATCTTCAATCTCGGGCTCTGGCTCTGTTTCAGTTGCAGCCAGTGATTTCTTTAGTGCAGGGGATTGCTTTGCCTTTCCGCCAGCAGTACCGCCAGCATCTGGCTGATCACTTCCCACTGCTCCCCGTTTAGGTCTTCGAGTCCCGGCGGGGGCAGATTCAACTCCTTGTCCACCAACCACAGGAACGCTTGTTCCACCTGCTGTACCGATATCCGTCGCAGTTCCTTCGGGCGCTTGTTCCTGCTGAATTGCCTCATCCGTCGCCTCCGGTACATTGAGATTGTTTACGTTACTTGGGCTGGTAGTTTTAGTCGGAGTTCCCCTACCACCCTTAGTGGCAGATGCAAGCCCTGCTTCTTGTATCTGAGGCAACAGGGGCTGGCCCAATGGGCCTTGAACCGTAGATGGTTGTCCGGCTGCTGCCTTAATAACGCCCGAAACTCCCGATTCCGGGGGCTTTTGGGGCATAACGGGGGTAGCCGGGGCAGTGTTTTGCTGTCCTGCTGCTTGTCCTTTGCCACCCTTGATGATGCCTTGTACGCCAGCCTCTGGGGCGGCGGGAGGAACCACGGGAATGATTGGGGTCGCGGGGCCTTGTGCCGTTTCCTGTGATGGGCTTCCCTTGCCGCCTTTTACAATCGTGTCGAGCCCTGAGACAAAGGTCGGCTCAGGCTGTTTAAGTATTGGGGTTGCTGGGCCTTGAGCCTCAGACGCCGTGTTCTTGCGGATAGCCGTTTGAACAGCAGAAGCAATGCCCCGGTCGATGGCTTTGTCTTGCGCCATCAACTGATTAAACGTGGGAGTGCCATCCACTGTAGGACGGGATGGCAGACTTGGCTCGATGCCACCCAGTGCTCCACCTATGCCCACCGTGGCAACAAATGGATCAGCCTCCTGAGCCATCACCTGATTGAAATCAGGCAGCCTGTCTGCGGCGGGACGATCTGCGCGTTGTGGCAAGACAGATTGGATTCCTCCCATAGCGGGAGCATATCCAGTAGGAACTGGGGCTGGCAAAGCCCTGTCCGTGGGCACCATCATTGAATCAACAGCAGCGCGACCACTGATTGAAGATGGAGCAGCAACACCACGCTCAGGTGTTGAAACAGCAGAAGCAATGCCTGTTGGGCCTACTACCTCTGGGGCAGGAGGTAAATTGGGAGCCAGTAACGATGAGTAATCATCACTCTGCATGGCAGAAGGGCGCGGAGGTGGACGCAGCGGAGTTTCACCCTGCTGCGGCATCTTGGCCGTTGTGGCAATGCCGATGCCAGTTTGCAGGGCCTCTGCATCTTGCTGGGCTTGAATAGCCTTTAGCCCTTGCAGATCATTGATTTCCTGCTGTAAACGCTCTGCGGATTGGCGGGCAGTCTCACCTGCCATCTGCCCTTCCATCAATTCAGGAGGAGTAGCCCTACGTCCAACGGCTGCGCCCAATCCTGCTCCGGCCAGACCTTCTAGAGTGGCAGCACCCACTGCACCCCGGAAGGTGGGGACATTCATGCCCTCTCGTTGCAAGGCAATGTTTTGAGCAACCTGCTCCTGACCTGCTTGCAAGGCTTCCGGGGCGGCTTCTAGCAGACCGGACTCAACACGGTTCCGCAAGGTGCTCTTGGTTGCTGCCTCGCCAGATTCTTTGGCTGCCTTGTTTAAAATACGGCCAGACAAGATGCGGGCGGCGCCTCGCTCCAGAGGGCCAGCACCCGCCACGCCGCCGATAACGGTGCCCAGCAGAATCTGGTCTAAGTTTTTACCGCCGTATTCTTGCGCTTGTAGCGCCTTTTGTTCTGCAACTTGAGGGGTGGCACCCTCTTCTATCAGGGCCTGTTTAGTTGCCTCGTAAATAGAACCCTTAATGGTTCCAGCGCCCATACCAGCGCCCATAAGCGCGGCAATGCCTGTGCCCACAGCAGCAGGAGCACCCAGAGTGGCAGCACCCAAACCTGCCGCGATGACAGGCAGGGCTGTACCAGCGGCAGAAGACAGCGTATCAATTGGCGCGATGGCAAATGCGCGGGCGCCCGCCTTGACTTGATCCCAAATGCCCTTGTCTTCAGCCTCTTTCTGGATTCGAGCAATTTCTTGCTGATCCTTCTTGGACTGAGCCGACATCAGGTCAGCAATGTAGTTTTCGACCCCGGCAATGTTTTGTGAGGTCTTCGATCCTGCGCCGAAGATGTCCGAAATCATTCGGGCACCTTGCGTTGCGCCCCTTGCTATGCCGAGAGGAACGTCCGCTACTTGGCGAAGAATGCTTTGCTTGTCGGCAGGTTCCGCAAACTGAGGGAACTGCTTCCGAATCCTTCTCCTAGCCTCATCTTCTGGAACATTATCAGGAACTTGTACTAGCGTACCGTCTGGGAGTTCGACATTGTACATAGAGGCTCTTCAGTATGGGTTTAAGGATTGAGTTTAACAGTTCTCGTCGTTTGACCGCCACCCAACAATTTTTCAATGCCTTCAGGAACAACTGCGCCCATTGCCTTCATCTCTAAAATCATATCCAACTTCCGCCTTCTGTACTCGGCCTCACGTTCTGGGCCTTTCGCCATTCTGCCTTCTCTTGATTCAGTCCAACCCTTCATGTATTTTTCCATATTGTCTTCAACAATATTCATAACATCCACTGGGTTCTTGAGATTTTTGCCTCCCCCGCTACCCATTGCAGCCATTTGCGCCCTGATAGCGTTGACTGCTTCGTTGCGCTTATTGGCTTGCTGCTGCTCGTAAATGCCTAAATCCATCCTCTGACGTATCTCGACCATCTTGACTTTGTTGTCGTTGAATTCCTTTTGGAACCTCAACATCGCATCAGTATCACCAATGGACTCTGCGTATGTGGCCTTAGCAAGTGCTGTTTTGGCAGCATCTGCTGCATTTGCCAGTGCGTCCTGACCCTGTGCAAATTGCCCTGCGGCAGCCATCATGGATGAACCAGCGTTGATTCCGGGTTTGCGAGCGCCAGCGATGGCCGCATATCTACGGAACGATGCGCTGTCTTCGTCGCGCTTCTGCATGGCAGCAATATCAGCCAACCCCATTGACTGAAAGTCAGGCTTGTTGGCAATCTGCGCCTGACGCAGTTTATACAGCCTTTGCGCTTCCGAATCATCAAAGTTTTGAACGGACGGGGTGCCCGCTGCGATCCCTGATGGCTCCGGCGCGGTCGGGTCACCCATCTTCTCCCGTGTAGACACACTCGTCTTAGATGAAGTGGCAGCAGGGGCGGACGGTGCAGCGGTTTTTGGCGCAGGTTTCACAGGGGGCGGGGCCGCTTGCGCGGTAGCCTGATCTGGGCGCTTGCTATCGACAGGAGCCATGATTGCCCGCGCAGCACTTTCTGCGGGGTCATATAGTGACGCTATTTGCGCTTCAACACCTTTCAGAGTAGCCGCCTTTTGCGCTCGTTCTGTTGGTGTGAGGGAGGTAAATATAGAGGGGGTTGCCTCATCTCGTTGCTGCCTCAACTTATTGGCCCGACCAGCAAGTTCCGTAATCCCCCTAAAAAAATCACCGATTTCTGAAGTTGCTTCTTCGGGGGCTGGACGCTCTGCCATATTTGTCGAGGAGTCCTGACTCGGCCTCAAAGACGATAGATATAAAGAATATGGATCAACATAACTTCCCTCAGGGCCAGCATACCCAATCACCCCACCTTCCTTAAACTCTTGAATGTGAGAAGGAATGGCAGCAAGACCACCATGAGCCATGCCTTGTGGCTGTTGAGGTTGTTGTTGCAACATCTGAGCAGCCGCTGGAGCGGCTTGATTGGCTGCTTGATCCACTAACTGCTGCTGCTGCATCATTGCCTGATTATTGGCAACCGAGGGGCCAGCCTGTTGCGCCTGATCCAGAATGGCAGCGATGCCTTGTTGTTCTGGCTCTGCTGGAGCCCCTTGTTGGGGATTCACCCCCATCTGAGCGCCTGCTTGACCAAGGACTGTCGGCCCCGTGGGGGAAGTGAGTTTGCCCCCGGCTTGCAGAGCATCCAAAAACAACTTAGTTGCAGCGGGGAGTGCGGAAGGATAGGAGTTATTCATTTCCGTTCTCATGGTTACCTAAGATATGGAAGCATCTGATTCAACTGATTGATCAGGTTATCCTGACTTGAATAGTTGACGTTGGTGTTGTTGGTCTGAATTGGAAGGCCCGAGAAGATGTCTTTGGCAAACTGCAAACGCTTCATTGGATCAGCCACTTGCGCTTCAAACTGAGCCCTTCGAGCATCAATGCCCTGTTGTTCATTGGCTCGCTGAGTACCGCCCGCACCCAACTGAGCGCCGTAAACATCAAGACCGTACCGGCCTGCTTGCACTTGCTGATTCATGGCGTTGTCGTATGCCCTGTTTAAACCAGAAGACTGGATGTTTGCCAGCGTGGTTCCAAGGTTACGATTATTCTCTGCCCCCATGATGGCTGACCGACTGCCACCAAAAGCGTTTTGCTGGGTGGCTTGTGAGTTGATCCCTGTCTGAGTAATGGCAGCCTGACGCCTCGCCTCATCCGACTGCTGCTTCATCACATCGTTGATGTACGGGTTCATGTAACTTTGAACGGTGCCAAAGTCGTTCATTGAACCAGTCAACTTGCCGAGATTGCTAAACGCTTGTCCCTGCAACGGAGAAGTGCCTGCGGTCAATGGGCCTTGATAAACAGGGGTGACTTGTTTAGACAATGCAAGGCTTCTCGAAGCAATGTCACTGAGCGCGGGAGCAGCCCAATTGCTTAAAGTTTGTTCTTGAACAACATTACCGCCTTCTGCAAACGCCACTGGGCCACCACCTGCGTAGGCTGCAATGCCACCGCTTGAGGCCTTCATGACCTTCGGCATAAACTTCTCTGGGTCGATTTGTTTGCCTTGCTTGGGGTTACCTGTCCGCGCCCTACGAACACGCTCCATCATTTTTTTGAGCACCTCTGCCCCTGCTTCAGAGTTGCCATTCCCAAAGTGTGCAACCACATCTGCGGGCCACACAAATTCACCGTGGCTCAGTCTGGCTGGATGCTTGCCATCAATGTCCGTTTCAATCTCATCAGCCATCCCGTCAGTTGGGCCTCGCAAGTACCGCCCATCTTTTTGCTGTAGGCCCATGATCCCGCCTTTGGCTGCATAAGTGACATCAGAAACGCCGTAATCTTGCCCCATCGTCGGCTGACTGGAATATGGAATATATGGTTGTTGTTTTGGCTTCCCCCGACTTGCCGTCATCGTCGTGCTAATTGGAGTTTGCAATCCATCCTTCTTGGGAGTAATGAAGTCTTTGTCAAACATCCCTCTAGCCGCCATAAAAATCTGCGCCAGTTCCGCAATGCCTTCAGGAGAGGATGCTTTCTTTGCAAGACCACCCTTCAGAGACTTCAAGAGTTTGGTATACCACTCCTCTTCGGGAGGGGGTGCTGGCTGCGAGGCGCGACCGTAAAAGCCCTGATTGGCTTTATCAGACAATTCCTCATCTGTTGCATAAGGTATGCCATAGAACCCCTGATTGGCAGGATCATACAGTTGTTCATCCGTAGCATAGGGAATCAAATTCTTAGGGTCGCTGAAACTGTACTTCGGCGTCCCACTTCCAATATTACTTAAATCCAAGTTGAAATCAAATGATGGAGCACCACTGCCCATAAGGTCGTCAAGATAACTCATGATTTACCTCTTATGCAAAATTGTTGGTTGACGGCATGAAGTTTTGCGACTTCTGTGCGGTTGGCTCAAATGCCTGTGCAACATTAAACTGGGGGCCAGCAAAAGCAGGGGCAGTGGGTTGCGGTATGGAGTTAACCAACTGCAAGAAATTCGCCATATTGCCAGAGCCCATTGTCGGGATGGAGCCAAATCCCTGATTGCCGCCTTGATTCTGGGGACTATTTTGTGGGAAACCAGTCTGGTTTGCCATGCCAGTATTGATGCCGCCAGAACCGCCAAAGAGTCCAGCAAACGCAGGGCCAATTGCGCTGCCCAAACCGCGCTGCGCCCCGGCTTGAAGAAACTTATCGAGAGTGGCGTTACCTGTACTAGGAATCTGACCGACTAACTGACCAATACCAGAACCAACAGCGGAGGTGGCTGCACCAGTCAAAGCGGATTGAAATGGGTTTTGCCCAGTTGCCAGACCCCTAATGCCACCCGCTGCGGCCCCACCCAACGAATCCGCTATGGCGTTTGTAATGCCAGCATTCCCGATCATTGGCAAGTTTGCGGTGGCAAAGTTGCTACCCAGTCTCCCAAGACTACTCAACCCATAGTTTAACGCTGCGCCCTTGGCAATATCCCCAAACTTCTGACCTTGCGCCAACCCCAATGCCGCACCTACTGCTGCGCCAGCAAGTGGATTAACTGCCCCAATGACAGGGGCGGCATATTTAAGGATTGCTCCACCAATCCCACCGGGAGCATTGCTCTTCCACTTGGGAGTAAACACCGGATTGCCTTGGGCATCCGCTTGTACGTAATAGTTGGTTAAGCCTTTGCCACCAGACTCCCATCCAATCTGGGCGCGGCCATCCTTGCCCATCTTCCTGTTTTTGTAATGGGGAATGACCTGACCAGTATTTTTGTTGATCAGTTGCTTGCCGTCTTTAGAAAACCCAAGGTCTGACAGGCTACGAACACCCTTGTCATACAAGATTTTTGCCATCTTACCTTGGTGGAAGTCGGCTGATCTGTTGCCTTTCCAACTAAACCCATAACTAGAGGCTTGCCCACCAAGTTGCTGAGACAACAAAGCAAGGCCAGCGGTGCGTTCTTGCTTGGCCTTGTTCTTGGCTTGCCCCGCTGCAATAGCGGCTTGGAGTGAGGGATTATTTGCTACCGCTCTGGCAAGAAAATCATTTGCTTGTGTGACAGCCATCATTGCCCCGCTCTTAGCGTATGGTTAAACATCATGTTATCACGCAGGTAGCGCGGAGACAAATGACATCGTTGCCACCACAGAAGCGGTGGAGGGCTTGGTTGGTGAACCAGAAGCAGCGTAGGTCTGGATCGTAACTAGAACGTCTTCGATTGACCAATAGATTTCTATGAAGTCATTGGCGTTCATGGACATGAAGTAGTTCCAACCCTTGATGTCATGCGCTGGGTCGCTAGGGCCTTTACGGGCTGGTAAACCAATCAGACCTGTAGAGCCCACAATATCGGTTCCGTTTTGCTTCAGCCATATAAACATATCTTGCGGACTGTTTTGCAGGTTTTGCGCTTGCACACTGAACTGCAAGTTGTAGATACCGGAGCGATCAACTGTGATTTGAGAAGACGGAGCAGTCACCCCGTTTGAAAAGTCTTCCACCTCAAACAGTAGTTGAGTTGCCGTATTGACAACGGCTGTTTGATCTACAAAACTTGAAAACGCTCCATACGGATTGTTGATGTACGCGCCACCCTCTCCACCAATCAGAGCCGCTACATTCCCATCGATCTGGTTGAAGTACAACCGAAGAACATTGTTTAACTGCTCTAGATACAGTTTATCCGGTGGCTGTGGGCTAGACGGTAGCCTTGGGGCTACAGTCGGAATAAGCCGATTTATCAGTGGGCTGGTTGCCATTATGCTTTCCTGCCATCTGCACGTAAATCAATACGCATATTACCCATCTGCCACTGTACGCCGAGCGTATCGGAACTGATCTGAAACGCCAACTGCCGCCCACGCACTCGGGTGTAAACCTCTGGGGTGAACTGCTGTACTTCATATGTGCGGACAGTCTGATAGTTCTGTGCGCTGGTAATGTCGGGGCTTGCAGCCGTCTTGTACGCAGAGCCGGGGAAGTTGCGCGGATAAATGCTCAGAGTACACATAGGCGCATTAACAAATGAGCCGTCAAAGGTCAAGTCAGGGATGGCTCGCCACACAAAACCATAGTTGTGTCCATCATCAATGTCAAAGTCCGAAGAAGTTACATACGAACTGATGGCAAGTGGAGGGGTGACCACATTGTCGTCCGTACCGTTCTCATGGTAAACCAGCAGGGCATTTGCATTACTACCTGCGATTCCATAAGTCATCGCCATTGGAGATGCGCGAAGCGGGCTGTCTAGCCATGCGGTTCTACCCTGCGGCAGCCCATTGATATTATCCCATGTACCGTAGTACCAGACCTCATCTAGATGGTTGTAGATGACATAGCGGTCAATGACATTAGAGCCCGCCGAGCAGTAATGCCACCATATTTCGTTATAGCCTTCGTTCGTGCCCGAAGTAATTTGAAATCCTTGTTCTAGGTTAATATCACTAAACACATACTCTCTCAGGGTGGACGCTAAAGTTTGCACTCGACCAGAGTACATATAAAATTTGTCTTTACCCATCCAATAAGTTACGTTGTTAACAGTAACAACAGCATTGGGGCTAGAAATAGAAATGTTGTCTCCCATGATCTGAAAGCCCCAAACATATGGAGCCCCAAGGTACTGCATGGAATAGATGGCTGAGTCAGTAAAAATCAAGATTTCTTGACGAGTCTGGATCGCTGTAATGATAAAAGAGCCCCGGCTCAAGCGATAGTCACCCGCCTGATTGGTGATGGCTGGAATCCAAGTGGCGTAACTCTCTTGATCTGACCAGCGAATCTGCATCGGGTCAATCGTTATGGTGGCGTAAACGCCAGAAGGATCGTTGCATCCAAACGCAATCACAAATCGTGATGCATCTGACACCATAATAAAGTTAACCAGCGATGGGCACGATGCATCGACTGGTGCGCCGCCGACTGTGGTGCTGGCTTTAATCTCTACACCGCGATCAAATACAGTGGGGGTTGGATTGGTATCCCAATAGCACATCGGCCCACCACGGGGGTTAAAGATTAAATTCTCGCCAAAGTTAGACTGACTCCAAAGTCTCAACTGTAATCCTGCCCCCGCTGAACTTGCTGCGGCAATTCCCCAGCCCGTAAACGTAGATGACTGTTGTACAACCGCTCCTAAACTGTGAGTGGCGGCGGTTGACCCGCTTGCCCCACGAGTGCAACTAGTCAACTGATTTGCTGAATTGCCTAGATAGGTAATGTTTTCGCCATCAATAGTCACTGCCCCTGTAGGTGCGCTAAACGATGCGGAACTTAACAAAGGAATTACGGTGTCAGAACTACTAACGGCTGCACTTAGCGTAGACGACACCGCACCAGTCACAACGCCGCCCCACAATCCTGCGCCCCAACCCACCCCTGCCGTAAACGTGCTGCCACCCGTATTGAATTGATACGTCAAGGTTGCAGTGGCCGCAGATGTCCCGCTAGATGCGGCGAGGGAAGTTACAGTTATGTAGTAACTATTGTTGTCTAGGTAGGTGATTTGAAATTCACCTGTTAGGGTGGCGACAGGGATGCCGTTGACCGTTGCAGGAGCAACCGGGGAGATGCTTGAGATCGTGACGAAGTCGCCACTTACAGCACCATGCGCGGGGTCGTTTACACGAACGAGGGACGATGCAACTGTGGTAGTAAACGCATTTGCGACTGCTGTATTTGTATCGCGGATGGGCGTGACATCATAGAACTCACCGCCATTACCGTTCTGAATGTAGTATTTAAGGTTTGTCCCAATGCCGAGCAGGTTGTACCCCGACAGAGTAACCCAGTTCCACATACCACGGGCAATTCCCCACAAAACACCTGTGGGTGGAGTTGAAACTGTCGTCGGAACTCCCGCAATAATGGTGGCGACAGTGCCAGTGTCTCGCACCCATCCGCCGATCTTCTCGGCTTGCCCCGAACGGAATCGAATCTTGTCCGCAGCGAACCAGCCACCCTCATTCGCATAAGAGGTTGCTTCTCTGTTTACCCCCGGCTTGAAGACAAGTTTTTTAAGTGGCATGGTGGCTCACATTGCTAGAGCGGTTTGCTTAACTTCAGAAACTCTACGTTCCCAGCCCCTACCAAAAGTGCTCCAAGTGGACAACCCTTGCAGGAACTTCAGACGCTGGGCACTGTAGTTTCTGATGACGGTGTCTGGGGATGTGGCTAATGTCATAGCAAGAGTTTTTGGGCCAATGGAGCCATCTGCTTCAACACCCAGTGCGATTTGAAGCCACTGCGATGCTCTACGCACCCCTGAATTTACCGCTGCATCGAATACACAGTAATCAACACCAGCGGGCAGTTTATCTCCCTTGACCCTATCCCAGTACAACTCTTTGTACAATGGCTTGACCTTTTCTGGGGTAAGTGCCTTCATTTCGGCTTCGTTTACTGCGCGATCAGTCCAATCTTCCCACACTTCTTGGGTAACTCCAAGGTTTGTCCTCCCTCCCGGATCGCTGGGGTGGTTAACGTAACCTCCTTCGTGCTTGATGAGGTGGTTGAAGCAAGCATCGAAGTTGGTGTTCATTTTCTAAGTGCCTCGCCTTTTTCCTTACTGCCAATGCTGGAGCCAAACCAAAAATTCAAAACCGTAGAAACAACCGTACCCAATATGAAGCCGAGAATCGTGTCCGCGAACCTGACGTTATTCTCTGGGATTACGCCAAACGTAATAAAGCCAACGTAGGCTACCGCCGCCACAGACCAGAACACGGTCAAGTACATAGTGAAGCGTTTGGAGAAGAGGTCAGACTGCTGTAGCGCAATCTTCTGCATATCTCTAGCGTCGGCAGTGTTGGCGTATTCTGCCTTCAGTTTTTCCAGATCAAGTTCAGCCAGTTTGCGAGCCGCTTCTGGATCGCTAGCAATGGCTTTGGCAACATCTTCGACTGCGTCTTTAACCCCGAATTTATTGGCGAGAGCAGACACAATAAGGCCACCAGCAGGGCCAGCCACAGCAGTTGCAACAGCAGGTGCAATACCTCTAAGAATGTTGAGAAGATCATTCATTGAGCCTCCTATGCGCTGATATTAGAAGCCGCGACAAACAAGTCGTCAACTTGAGTATCGGTGAGGTTGAGCATTGCGGCCAGCGCGTTCAGCGTCGGGCTTGACCTCTCCCAATCCGTCGCATTTTCCCAAGCCAGCCGAGTGATGTTGTCCTCGCCCAAGGTGGCGATGTAGGTTTTGATCGTGGGCAGATAGCCGCCAGCCGCGAGTACAGCCAACGCTTGAAACCTCGTCACCGTGCTGGGGATGGGTGTCGGTGGGGCAACGTAGGGCTCAATGACTGTGCCTTCTGGCAAAACCGACACAAGGCAGGATTCCTGCTGACCTTGTTCGTTGATCCGATTGGCGACCGTCAGGTCAGCGGTTGCGTATTGCCAGTTCATAGTTCGCATCCTGTAAACAAGTAGTCCCCGTTAATTGCGGTACTCCCAGAACCTGCAGATGTGCAAAAGTTTGCGGCTGATGTAAGGTTTAGAACGGCGGAATTTGTGCCAGACCCCGCCCATGTTGCACTATTTGATGTTTGAGGGGTGCCATTGCTATTTAACACAGCATTAGTTAATACAGTTACCCCAGTTGAGGCTACTCTTGGCTGTACCAAATAAGAAAATGCGTATTGACCTGCATTCAATCCATAGGCCCAGCCAGAAGCCATTCCAGCCCTTGGCAGATACCTCTGACACAACGCCAACTCCATACCAATCGGACGTTGCTCAAATGGCGTGGCTACTGGGCCGACTTCGAGTTGGACTTGAGCAATACTGACAGTTTTGGAAACTTGTCCGATGGAGCCTGACTCTGTGTTGTATGTAGACCCCGCATCAAGCCACAATACCAACTGGGTAAAGTGTGTGGTTGCAGTACCGACTGTTTTTCCGTTGATGGATGGCAACGTAAATGTCTTGCTGTACTGAGTCCAAGTGGTCGTAAGTGCTTGCGCTTGACCTGTTCCAGTAACTGTGGCCGATCCACCAGTCCCGAAATTTTGCTGCAAATTCACACCAATAGATGATGTTCCACTTGCTACTTTTGCCCAAAAAGAAACAGTTACTGTTTGTCCTGCAAGCAAACGAACGTCTTCAATTTTTTGCGAAATAAACACATAATTGCCAGCCCCTGTTCCCGGCGATGTTACGACAATCTGTGTATAGAATTGTGCGCCACCTGTATCGTATAACGTATCACCAGAAACAAATGAACCTTGAGTAGTTGAAAACGAACCGCCAACAAACCCACTTTCCCAGCGATCAGCAGGGCCATAGGTTCCATTAGTAGTAACCGCAGTCGTCCCACGCTGGAATATCCCCATATTCCCATTGATAATCTTATTCCGCAGCCCCGCCAACTGACCGCCATTGGCAGAGGTCATTTGCACGTTGCCTGTAAACGTACCTGTCGCGCCTGAGATATTCCCAGTGACATTGCCAGTGACGTTGCCTGTAAACGTGGTTCCTGAGACTGCACCCGTAAACACACCTGTAGAGCCTGTAATGGGGCCACCCAATGTAGCGATGCGAACAAAGTCTGCGCCGTTCCACGCGACAACAGCAGTTTCACCGTTGAGGATCGTTACACCCGTTGTTGGGCCGGGAGCAGCCAACTTGACCGAGAAGCCACCACTCGTTTGGTTATAGACAACATACGTCTTGGACTGCGCTGGAGCAATGATAGTCCGCAGGGCTGTGCGAGCCCCCGTAAACGAAAGGATTGCTGCTCTGGCTTGATTGGCTGAACTTACCGTGGCTGTCAGCGTGACATCTGCATCAGTAGATAGCGTGGTAGTCCCCGCAACCGCAGAATCCAACAAGGAAGTAATTTCGTTGTTGACCGTTTCGCCCCAAGTACCAGAAAGAGTTCCAGTAGTGGGCAGCGTCAAGCCAAGAAGGGGGGTTGCTGCCATGTGAATCCTAAGAATTGTTCGTTTAAGTGATTATGCGCTGATGTTGGAAGCAGCGATAAACAGATCGTCCACTTGAGTATCGGTTAAGCCCAACATGGTAGCAAGCGCGTTCAGCGTCGGGCTTGACCTCTCCCAATCCGTCGCATTTTCCCACGCCAACCGGGTGATGTCGTCTTCGCCCAAGGTGGCAATATAGGTGCGGATCGTGGGCAAGTAGCCACCAGCCGCAAGGACGGCCAACGCTTGAAACCTCGTCACCGTTGCGGGGATGGGTGGCGGTGGTGCAATGTAGGGGTCAGGCGTGTTGCCTTCAGCAAGCCATGCGAGATATTGCTGGTAGTCGGTGTTGCCAGAGACAAATGGAATTTCCATTTCCCGCTCAACAAGCAAAACTGAGTTCAGAAGTAGTCTGTACATTTTACAACTCCGCACTTAATCCAACAGCAGACACGCCGTTGACTATCATAAAGAAATCTTTCACAGTACCAGCAGACGTGGCAAAAGTTGGGGCGCAATAAATGCCATTTGGCTGCGCGGAGTTTATTCCAAGAGATGTATATGCTGTTTGCGTATCACCGACATATACACTACCAGTATTAGGTGTTGCCGCTGGAGCAATTCTCATTTGTACGGGTGTGGAAATAAAAGCATAGGACGTCAAACCGCCAGTACGAAGTTGTCCGTTTCCAAAGAAATTTGATGCTTGGAATTGAATATAGTACCTCTGACACAACGCCAACTCCATCCCAATCGGCCGTTGCTCGAATGGCGTGGCTACGGGGCCGACTTCGAGTTGGACGTCTGTGATATCCAAGTAATCGTTTGCCGTTCCTGTTCCACTTGTGTAAACAGAAACAATTTGCACACCCACTTGAGTAGTTAGTGCAGGAATGGTGGCTGTCCCGTAAAAAGTAGAAAACGAAGTGCCTAGCGTTCCTGTCAGGGTGACATCAGTTGATGCAGCAGTCGTCCAACTGTTGCTTATCATCAGCGTCGGTGACTGATCTGTGCCCGTCCCTGTTTTGATAAATACTTTTGGTAATGACGCGCCCAGATATGCTGTTCCCGCTCTTGCCTTAAAACTAATGCAAACGGTCTGACCAGCCAACCCATAAGAATTTAGGGTTTCAAATGCTTGGGCGGCAACCAATGAACCAACATACGTTCCAGAGGTTCTAGCAATTCTCAACAGTGTATTTGATGACCCTCCACCCAAAGCGTAAGTGGTTTGGCCCATCGTGAGCGTTCCAGACGGTGTTCCAGTAGCAAACGATGCCCATCGGTCTGCCGTATAAGCCACGGTTCCTGTTATTGCTCCAGCAGAAACGCCCCTTTGATTGACAGATATATTCCCATTGATAACCCGATTCCGCAGCCCCGCCAACTGACCGCCATTTTGGGATGTGGACTGTATGTTCCCTGTAAACGTACCTGTTGTCCCTGAGACTGGCCCCGTAAACGTGCCGTTGACTCCAGAGACATTACCTGTAAAGGCTCCAGTGGTTCCCGATACCGCTCCGCTAAAGGTTCCCGTCACTCCGCTGATAGAGCCAAGGATGGTGTTGCTGAATGTCTTATTGCCGCCGATGGTCTGATTACCAACAACGTAAACGCCATCAACTACTGACGCGGCGGTTGTGGCGGACAAAGCATTGCCGTTGATAGTGGAGGTAAACGTCTTGATGCCATCAATGTTCTGATTGCCGATTGTGTACACGCCGTTGGTGACGGTATCAGCATTGCCCACCAACGCTCCCGTGAAGGTACTTGAACCGACATTGGTCAACCCCGTGATGCTTAGAACCGTGTTGCCCAGTTGCAGTGAGGTGATGCCCAGCGTCACTGGCGTGGCAAAGTTAACATCCAACTGCGCGAGGGGGATGATCCCTGATTGGGTCGCAAAGATATTTGGGACGGCCATAGTAGTCTGCCTGTGTTATTTATATGGTTTGAATAGGAGTCCACTGTGCATTGATGCCAATCCCCCACTCAACATTTACGCTAGATGCATTACTCCACACCACGATACTACTGCTTGAGTTTGACCACTGGATCAGTTGCGCTTGGTCAATAACATTCCACGTTGTTCCGCCATTGACAATTGAAGTCCAGTTCGCTGCGCTTCCCGCAGTCCAAGTAACGCTGTCACCGGATGCATCATCCCACACAACAATGGCGCCGCTCGTATTTGACCATTGCACAATTTGTGCTTGGTTAATGAGCGTCCACGCAGTGGGCATACTAATCTTTACACAATTCTCAGGACTGCGGAACTTGAAGTATTGGCGGGGAAAGTAACGGTAAACGTGGCGTTAGATATTTTATCCGCACCGAAGTCCAGCACCGCTATGGACTTGCTTCCTGCTGTCACGTTGTAGATCAACGCGCCACGCGCAGTCAATGCAGCGTTAAACACTGGGTTGTCGAAACTGATGTACGCAACATTGTTGGCTGAACTGATCGTTACCCCAGTCAGCACAACGCCCCCGGCTGTATAGCCTGACGCTACAACCTCATCGCTAGTGGTGTAAACAGTGGTGTTTGCATCCAGTGTGGCGGCAGAGGTGTACAAAGCCATCTGAATGGTATTCGTCAAAAGGTTATGAACTGCTTGAGGCAGTTCAGCCTTGAAACTGGTCGTCATCGTTTGTGAAATTGCCATATCAGTTTACGGGCTGACGATACTGACCAGAGCGGAATGCATCTTGACGCTCAAGACCATCACCCAACCGTTTAGCCAAAATAAGGGCTTCTTTGTACTTGCCATCGTACAGGGCCATCATGTCCTGCTCACCTTTCATGTAGGTGTAGGCTTCGACCAATGCGCCATAAAGCAACACGGTGTCAAAGTTGTCCCCAAGCCATGTATGCCCACCCGATACCGTGGTAATCGACTCGGGGTAAAAAAAGTAGTGCAGTTCTAAGTTGTAAATAACATCTGGAGAAGGGCCAAGGATAAACGACAGTTCTTGGGTGTTGGTCGAGTCAGGGCCAAACAGCGCGTAATACTTTGGCATCCCAGTGCTTGATGGCACTGGATACGCCTCACGGATAAAGTTCACATCCTTGTTTAGCAGGTATGTGTATGCTCCACCCGTAGGAAAAACAGCCATTGAGTACGCCGACAAGAAATCCGTTGGGCAAGCCAGATATGGAGTGTTGGCTGTCGTCAAGCCCGTCACGTTCTTCCGCAGCGAAGGAAACTGGATGGTGTTGAATATCCGAGTTTCTGCTTGAACGATGAACGTATTCATGTCCGCCGTAGGGAATTGGTTCTCCGTGTAAGAGGAGATGGCCGCTACCAATTCTGTGTACGTCATGGCTTTATCCGTTTAAGCCATTGGCCCACGGGACATCTTGCCCTTGGTGGCGCATCCTGCTCCGCGCATCTCGATGCCGTCCGTCTTGACTGGGCCAGTGTCGCCAATAGAAACGCCAGCAAGCGGAACCCAACCCTCTTTGCGGTGCATCTTGGGAATCAGACCGTAATCGGCTGGAGTCATTGGCTTGCCGTCCATCGTGT